CCTTCTTTATTGTAAAGGTTCTGCGCCTCTTTGAATATATCCTTCAAATAGGTCTGTTGTGGTGCCCATGGCGATGTGTCTGTCGTCTGCGTCACAGTCCGGGCAGGCTGGTCATTACCGAATAATCCACTTAGAAAGCTCATAACAATCTCCTAACCAAGAACGGCGTATTTAAACGTCCGGTCCGCTTGGGCATTGTTTGCATGGGTGATGGTAAATGTCTGCTTCCCTTGTGAGGAAGTGAACATGCCACCAGATGCAAGTTCCAATGCCGCATTAGAGGTTGTCGGCGCGAATAATATAACACTATCCGGGCCAACGCGTAAATCAGAAATAATACTTGTCGCTGAATTGACATCTAGGGTGACAACGCCCGTTGAATTGATCTTGCCGTCCATGATGTTGTTTACAATGTAAGCAACGTCCCGCTTCTCTCCACCGCTTATAGGAAGCCGTCTAAAGTTGCCCATTACCTGCCCCCAGCCTTTCTAGGATCTACCTCAACACCTTGAGCATGTGACCATGTACCACCAGCAGCAATATTCACCCTAAATCTATGGAAAAACCCACCGGAGCGGGCATCCGCCACGCCATCTGCTCGCAAGGTTGCCGCCGTATCAAATGAAATAGCGGCCTGTTGTGTCTCCCTGCCGGACGTTTGAACGGTAATAGTACCGCCATCAACAAGCGGCTTAACGCCCATAACGTCTGCCCTGCTGCCTGGGATTAGTTGCTTTTCCATGCTGTCAAAAGTCGCCGCAACATGGCCTCCCGTCATAACCCCAGGCTGAAACCCATCGAAAACAAATATCTGGTTGTCCCCACCTGAAATTGATCTGCTATCAAGGGATACAGATCCAAGCGCGTCCAAACTCGGTGTAATGGTGTCCAATTGCTCCAAGGTGTAACCAAGGTTGAAACCAGATGCCACCATATCGCTATCATAGGAAGCGGATGACCACCGTCCTAGCTCATAGTTGAAAATAAGGAATTTGTTAGGCTTGCCGGAGACATTGCCCGCCCCAGGATATGACCAGATGATAATTTTCTTCTCCGGGTCGACTGCGGACGTAATACGGTCAACATATGTCTTGTCTAAGTCGCCAGACGTTGCATCATCGCCAAAGAAGAATCGGTCAACCTTTTCGTTCCCAATAGGGATAGCTTGGTTGCCCTGGAATACAAAGAAACCATCGCTATCAAGGAAGAATATTCGCTCCCCATACCTGACAACCCCGCCACTTACATACGCCCCCCGTTTAGGAACGACTTCATCAAACTGCCAAATAACAGGAGAGCCAACATATGTTGCCTTCCATATGGACCGCTCCATAAAGATTGTTGCATCTTCCCCGCCTATGATCTTTTGAACCCCGCCGCCGCCAAGAATTAGTTGGAAGTCCGATTGAGTGGTGGCTGAATAAGTAAAATCAGTGTTGTCGCCTAGGGCAGACCACCGGAGCATATGGGGGGTTAAGCCGTCTGTGGTATCCCAGGTATTTCCCATCATTACGAAGTCACGCGCCGTCGCAATGTGAGCCGCTTTGAAGTCTGTTGTAATGTCGGAAAACAACGCCCCCGTATCCATGTTAATTCTCTGCGGGAACTCAGCAAGATTGGCGGCCATCATATCATCGCCATATGTCTCAAATTCCCACAGGTTATCGGACAGCACCGAGTAGCCCCCGGCCTTTGAAATGTCCGTCGCTGCACCAGCCGATAGTTCATAAATCTTGCTGGCGTCCCCCGCGTATGTATGAGTATCCCCATCAGATGACCGTCCAGCACCCATGCCCTTTGGCCTAGCATCTAGGGCAGCAGCAATAGCAACATAAGAATTAAGAGGCCCGTAACCTTGTGCCTGTGGGATGCACCCGTCAACGGTAAGAGAGCCAGGGTTAGCCAAGTCTGGCTGGTCAGGCAACCACTCTCCAAACGGGATAATCATTTAAGCCACCGTTACATTCGTGCGGGAATACAAAGGACCGCCGTTAAATGCAGACCGTGATGCCTCTGCCTTTAACCCCTCTAATGAACGCTGTAATTTTGCACCCCAGACAGGAAGACGTTCATCATTTTTCAAATAAGGCTCTGCCTCAACCAACACGGCGAATAGATAAGCATCCGGGTGATTGGTCAAAAGCCAATTTGTCGGATTGGCGTCACTCAAGGCAGGGATGCGCTGGTAGTATGTTAGCTCAATGTTATAGACAGCATCAGGGACCGGCCCTAAACGGTAATTGCTTCCGACAATGGTATAATTGTATGGCTGCCCACTCACGGAAGTTGCATGGGCGGTATCTAATTGCACAACAGTCATATATTCAAGTACAACAAGTGGCGTCGTTTGGTTAACCATGGCCCGTGTTTCCAGGTAATCGCTCGGCAGAGCAATTGTAGAAGTCCCGGCAACGGTGTTCAACGTTATGGTTGTCTCCATATCCCTATGGCGTAAATCCCTGTTGAAATTAGCTTCTGCCAAATCAATAAATTCAGGGATACGCAAAGTTAGGTCAGACCTGTTTAGCCAGTTAGCCACAGACGTTTGGAGGTCCGCATATGAGGTTATAGCCATTCTAAAGCCTTCCCGGCGCCGTTCTTAGAAACATATTTTCGCTGTCGTTCAATTTACGTTTAACGGCTTCGGCGTGGTCAGGGTTATATATATCGATCCCCTCCTTTAGCCATTGCTCAATGACCACCATAGGGATACTGGCAACCCGCCTTAGCTCCCTCGACTTTGAATAGCCGTCATTATGCGTATACAGTGCCTTATTGCGTTCTAAGACGCTTTCAATGTCCTGAACCCGCTCAATGACGAAGCTGTCTTCGGAGTCGTCATATTTAACCTTGGTTTTAACATCGCTCATTTTGTCAACTCTGTGACATAAAGAACGCCAGCGGCGGCATTCTGGATAACAGCGATTTTCTCACCAGGGTTTACCCGGAACTCTTCCTCACGCCCCGCCGTCATATATGTGTCGCTAGTGGTGGCGACAGGTGTCGCAGCAAAAACCACATGGGCATTCGACGTGCAGACGACACGAACCTCGCGTGTCTGTGACCCAAATGGATTGGTGCATGGGGCGGAGGCGGCTCCGATTGTAACAGTTTGGACTACTCCAAGACGTTCGCACATTTAACCCTCCTCACATTGTTTATTAGCGACAAGAACAGCAGCCTCATCATTCGGCAAAACTACGGTTTCACCATCTAAGAACTTGCCCTTTGAAGTCCAAACATTAGAGACAACACATTTAACTAAGCAAACATCGGGCTTAGTGGTTTTAGGCTTAGTGGTTTTAGGCTTGAGTGCCATCTTGAAAAATCCTTTTGTTAGAAAACTAGTGGGGAGGACCGTGAAGCCCTCCCCGTTAGGTTATGCAGTGGTCAAGTCAGCAACGATGCCAGAGGCGGCTTCATTGTCGGCCTGTAGGGTGTACTCGCAAGTGATATCACGCTTGATGCTATCACCTGTACGGGCCAGTTCCCGAACCTGCGGACGGCGGACATAGCCAACTTTCCAACGGCCCTTCTCAATAATCAGAGCGTCACGGCTGCGGCTGAACCGGTTAGGAAGAATTTTCAGAGTGCCAAAGTCCGAGATGTAAACGTCAACGGAGGCAGTCAGAGATTTATCCTCACCAACATCAAACCGAGTAGATCCACCAGTAAAGCCTGAAATCGACTGTTTGTTAAATGCACCGACGATGATGCAATCAGGGTTCCCGCCGTTATCATAGCAAGATGCCAGAACAGTCTTAACGAGGCTTTCCGTGATAGCACGCTGAGTGCCATCCGTCCGGATATCGGTTCCATCACCCGTAGGGTCAGCCCCACCAGTACCCGCAGAGGTATTAGTAACGAGCCAAGAGGGAACACCTGCGAACTCACGGGCAGTAGTGGAATTGCCCGCAACCTTGGCATTGTTCGCGCACAGAGAAGTTTCCATATCGCGCTTCAATTCCTTGGTCATGTTCACCAAGTGGTGGGCAAGATAAGACTTCATACCGGCCTTGTTGACGGCTTCCTCTGTGCCGGAAACAATCACGGACTTCTTGGAAATCTGTGAATAGTTGCCCAGGCGGGAAGTGGCGGAACGTGCGTCCGCTGTGGTGTCATCACCATCAATATGAGCGTTAGTTGCCGATGCAGCCACAAGGCTCTCGGTCTGCCATTCATGATTGGTGGCGGTTGCGTTTACTGTACCCAACATGGACAAGACAGGGGTATCCGTAGGGGACACGTTGAAAATCTTGTCAATCAGGTCTTCACGATTGGCGTTAGAGCCATCGTAACTATCAAAGGTATTTGTAGGCTGTGCCATTGGTTAATTCTCCTAAAGGCTTTCAAAAGCGAGAGCGACAGCATCTGCCTCGCTCCCGGTACGACTAAACCGCTTCGCAGCAGCAGCGGCCTTGCTATTTGACTTCCTTTGAGCGACCCCTGGCTTAACGACTTTAGGTGCCTTCTTGGCCTTCTGGTGAACCTTCTCCTGGTTCGCCATCAGCTTATCATAAAGCATTGCCTTGCGAGCGATGCCTACGGCCCTATGGTCATAAAGTTGGGATAATTCTTCGGACGAGTATCCGGTATTGGAAAGATACGTTGTGACTTCGGCNCCTTCGGCTTCTTTAACGGCGTCGTCATTCCATTCAGGGATAACCATCAACATCTTTTCGGCTTGGTC